CGCGCCATTTTCCCCTGCGATGCCCAACTTGCCGGCTGGTAAGAATCCACCATTAGCAAAGAAGCCTCCGAATATGTTGCTGATTGATCCCAATAGGCTACTTCCACTTCCGGCTTTTTTAGGTCCGAACACGGATGCTATCAATTCTCTGATGTTGCTTCTCAACAATTCTTCCAATACTGTGTTGATGAAATCTCTGAATGAAAACTTACCTGTCCTTGCGAAATTAACAATAGCATCTTCCATGCCCTGCGTGGTGATCTCGAATATCCTTTGAGCCTTTTTAGCGGCATTGGTTGCTTCTTCTGAATAAGTTCTGAATGCCTGTTCCCAACCATATGTGAATTTTTTCTGTTCGGCATCTGCTTGTTTGGTCAATTCAACCTGTTTCTCGATAGCCTGCTCTGTTGCTTCAGTTATTCGCTTGATCTGTTGATTGATCTGGTCAGCATTGGCCGGAGTCATTGCTTTTTTCAATGCTTCTAGTTGTGTTTTTAATTTTGAACGTAGACTTTTTTCAATTGTTTGAATTTGTCGCTCCAACGGAGACATATTTGCTGTTTCTAGATTGAAAACAAGGTCTTCTGTGCTTTTTTCTATCTCTTTTACGGCTTTGTCTACATCTTTGAACTCAATTTGTAATTGTTTGCCGGCTCCTTCGAGGGCATCCTTGCCTTTTGACTTGATGGCATCCAATCCTCCAGCGAATTTTTCAGTTGCCGCTGTGGCTTTGGCTAATTTTTCATCATATTCATCTAATTTTGATCCCACAAATTGGACCAATCCCCATTTTTTGGCTTCATTGGCCGTGTAATTTAAGGCTTCTCCAACTGTGTCAGCAAAATCATCTGTGGCTGAACCGGCATATCCAAATTTTCTGGCTATCCAATCCAATCCATCACCCAATAATCTGAAAGGTGTGGCCACAATATCAGCAATTCTCTTGCCGAGATCAACAACGAGACTACTCATGTATTGAATAGTCGCGGAAGTGCCTACTAGGGCTCGTCCGATGCCTTCTCCTAGAGATCGAGCAAAGTCATTGTTGCCGGTGATGAGTTTTTCTAAATCATTTAAAACCATCCCCACGGCTGGAGCAAGTGCTTGTCCCATCGTGTCGGCAGAGTTCCTTACAGCAATACCAAAGTTGGACATTTGAGTTGAAAGGTTTCCCAATCTCTCGGCAGTTGCTCCACCGAACCTTTCCTCAATTCCTTCTGCTAGGGCCTGTGTGATTGCTCGAGCCCCTTCTGCTGTCTTACCAAATTCTGAAACTTGTAATCTAGCGATACCTATCTTTTTCTCTAGGATATCGAAAACTGGAATACCTCTGTCTGCTAATCTGTTAAGTTCTTCTAGACCCAAACCACCCGATGTGGTTCTAGAAAATAGGTCTGTTATGGCTTGTAATGATCCTATCTGATCTGTTGTGATAGCGGCCGCATCTGTGAATACTTTGAATAATCTTTCTGTGGGTTTGATACCCGCCGCACCTAATTTTATGTATGCTTCTGTTAGATCTTCTACACCGAACTGTGTCTTGGTTGATAGATCCTGTATGGCCTGGAATGCCTGTGCTCCACCTTCCACTGATCCCACAACAGAAGTCAATGATGATCTTAAGTCTTGGAATCGTGCCGTTATGTTGACTACTTCTTTTAATGCCTGTCCGACCTTGATAGCCGCAAACGCCCCTGCTAGGGCACCTAACGCCCCTTTTAAGCCTATGACACTCTTTTGTGCGCCTGCTGTGTCAACTTGTACTTTATATCTATCTATCTTGGCCATTGTTGTTATTTAAAGATAATCTTTACCTTTTCTCCAATATGTTCTATGGTTGGTTTGCTCATACCACGTGGTGCCTGTGGGCTGTATCCTTCATCCAATCGCTTTCCGTACGGATAATCAGCCACTATGGCATCTTTCTTTAATTTTGTTTTTCTACGGGCATTACCGGTTCTGATAGGTGTTATGTCTTTGAAATACTCGTAGGCTTCTTGGGGGATATTCTTTAAATCACGATTACGTTTCAACAAAGTTGATGCGATCGCGGTCTTAAGAACCTTTAGGAACATTCGCATTCTTAACCCTTTCTAACATATCCGACAATTCTTCCTGGCTGTAATTGGGGATTGGTTTTTCCCCTCTCGCAACCTTTTGTTGATATACTTCATATTCAGCACCCCTTATGGCACACTGAACATCTATGCTCCAACCACTTGCTAATGCCTGGCTCGGTAAGCATCCATACCGTTTGGCCACAAAATCAAGCGTTATCCAAGAATTTACTTCTGGGCTTGGTCTTGAGTAGTCGGCAGTTTTAAGTTTCCCAACTTTGATACCACACGTTCAATCACTTTGACCGTGATGTCTAAAGGTAATAGTTCATTGTCGTTTAGGGCTGGCTCACCTTTTTCATTCAATACCAATTCACTGATAGTTTTCACTACCTCTGGCATATCCTTTTGGTTCAGTTGTGCTAGTTTTAGATAAGTTCCCATCGGTTGTCTATCATAACAATAGAATTCGATCGGCTCCCCGTATTCTTTTACTATTTCTTTATCATCGATCAAGATCTTGATCAGTTGCGGTTTCGCGGCTAGTTGATTTAGTTTCATCTGTTTGTCCTTTTCTGTTTATCAATTGGTTTAAGACAGCAACCAAGAACGACAAGCGGCTACGAGCTTTTTTTAGATCACCTTCGGCACAGTTTATTTCGTTTTGTGCCTTTGCGACTTCAGCCAATAGACTCTTGTGGAGTTCTAGTTCCGTCTTTGTATTTATTATATCGTTCATCTGTTAATCTACATATAGAAACAGGGCCCGAAGGCCCTGAATCCTAGAAGCAATTACGCTCCGTATCTTGTTAAAGTAGCCGATGTACCAATTGTGTAGTCGCCATCCACTGTGATAGTGATTGGTGATACCCAAACTGGAGCATCTGCCGATACCGTTGGTGCCAAACCTGTGATGTAGCCTGTTCCGGTAATGAACTTACCTTCTGCTCCATCTGATGTATCACCTAGGTATAGATCGAACACAACAAGATCTTTGTCTGTTGATAATCCAAATATACCTTTTGTGCCGGTTGTGCCGGCCGCGTTAGTAGTTGATCCATCTTCATTGGTTGTGCTACCAAAGAATCTGTCCTGGTCTAGGACTAGGTTCATCGATAACGAGTTTGTTGCCGTAGTTGCGATATTTTTCTTTGCTTGAGCGTCTAACTGTGTCCAAGTGAATATGTCGTTCGCCGCATTTACAGTTATGTCCTGTAAAGCCGGAATCGTTAAAACATCACCTGCCGCAGTGTAGTCGCCGCCGCTTTCATATTTCGCAACACGTAGGATGATCTCTTTAGTAGATACACCCGGTGCTGGATAGATATATGACATTGTTTTTCTCCTTAAGTGTCAAGTTGTGTCTTTACAAACGCATAGCTCACCGTCGTAATCAAGATATCACCTTCGTATGCTGTGCTGACAGAGACCGGCTTTTGATTATAACCATTCACGGTATCATCAACAGCGATCGCTTTCATGCTGGCCACTAGGCTATCATAATTGCTGGGCAAAGTTTTTGCGTCTGTTCCGACTATTGCGTTCACAGTGATTATTTCATTATAAACACCGTTTCCGTTCAGTAGCGAAACAAGAGGATCTTGTTCAGTTTGTGGTAAATCCACATATATTGTTTTGATGTTCTGTAGATACAAAGGTGAATCACCTTGATCATATGGTAAAGCAGTCGAAACTGTGAAACCATCCGCCGATATGGCTGACATTTTATCCAATATTGTAGATCTCACTATCTATATCTCCTAGGAGACACACTCGATGGTTTGAAGTCAGTGCTTTCCAACACTGTATCACCATCGTAATCGTACCACGAGCCGTCTCTGATTAACTCATCGAACAGTTGATTGTACTTCTGTTGATAGTATCCGATTTTTTGCCTTTCAGCATCATCTTCTCTACCGAAGTCAGCAACCCTAGGAAGAGCATACTCATACATGGCATGATAAACGCACAGATCGGTAAAATCATTTTTTCTAGCACGGATGCTTTTGGCATCCACAGCCGGAAGGTCTGCTCTTGTGTTAAGAGTTAGACTTTGATTCTTACTGGCCTGTAATTCATACCACCAT